CCTCGGCTTTGGTGCGGGCGCAGGTGCGGTGCCGGGGATGCAGGCGGAGATGCCGGCGTAGTCAAAAGGCATCTCGTCGGGCAGACCGAAGCGGTTCTTGGCATCCCAGCAGGGGTGATGGGTGGTGTACATCACCCGGCGGCCGCCGGTGACCTTGTTTTTTGCGTTGGGGGCGCTGCTGCTCTTTTCCACCACGGTTTTGTAGTTGACGAACAGCAGCATGTCGCACCACTCCCGGATCAGCGGTTCCACCTGCTTGGTGGTCTTCATGGTCCAGCGGTCGTAGGAGCCAGCAGCGTCCGGCTGCTCGAACTTGGTGATGGCCGCGTGGGCAAGGACCAGAACATTGTGTCCGGTGTTCAGCACCTCTTCCAGCGCGTCCAGCAGCTTGCCGAACTCCTCTTTCAGGTAGGTGTAGCCCTTGCCGTAGCCAAAGCCCTCCAGCCCGTCCACCTTGGCCTTGGCGCAGACGGCATCAATGGCCAGCCGTTCGGCCCAGTCGGCGGTGTCAATGACCAGCGTGCCGCAGGGGATATTTCCCCTGCGCACCTCGGCTACCTCGTCCAGCAGCATGGCCCAGCTGGTGGGCTGGGGCAGGCGCTTGATGTTCAGCCGCTTGGTGCCGCCCTCAGTGTCGATGAACACCGGGTCCGGGAAGTGGGAGGCAAAGGTGCTCTTGCCGATGCCCTCGGGGCCATACAGCACGGTCTTGACCGGGGAATCCTGCACCCCGGCGGTGATGGCATACTTGCTCATTTAGAACGCTCCTTTCGTCCAGCTCCTGGGCTGGGGCTTTTCGGTGACAGGCGGCTCGGCATCCTTTACCATGCCGTCCTCAATGATGATCTGGCACTCGCTGCCGGTGGAGACCCGGGTGGCGATGGCCTGCAGGTGCTCGGCTTCCAGCCAGCGGCCAAACTCGTTCAGGGTGGTCATGTCCATCTGCTCCAGCTTGTCCAGCAGCACGAAACCGCAGTCCGGGTTCAGGCGGCGGACGATGGCGGCGGCTACCCGCAGCTGGTCACTGCCGGACATATCCCGCCAGTGCTTTCCTTTATAAGTAAGGGCACCGTCCTCCACACTCAGCTCAGGCAGGGGCAGGTCGGCACCGTTCAGCAGGGCCATGCGGTCAGCCCGCTTCTGGGTGATGGCTTCGGTGAGCTTGTCGTAGTCGCTGGCATACCGGGCCGCTTCATCCTCGGCACGGGCCTTTTCCAGATTGGCCCGCACCTTGCGGTTGGTCTCCTCGATGCCCCGGATGGATGCCTCCAGCTCTGCGGTGGATTCGTCCTGAAGCTGGGCAGCAGATTTCCGGGCCTGAAATATCTGCTTTTCAAGGTCAGTAAATTTCGCTTGCGTTTGTTCGTATTCCTCTTTCAAATCTTCAATTTTTTCATCGAGATCACGCAAGGTGAAATTCAATTGATTCTTTTCATCAATGAGCTTGTCCAACTGGTTGCGCTTGCGCTGATTCTCGCCGTTCCGGGCAAGGATCTCCTGCTGCTGGCGGATGAGGTCGGAGGCGCTGACAGGCTCCTCCGGGGCATCGGGGTAGGAGATCAGCTCCTCGGCAAAGTGCTTTTTCTGCTGGGCCAGCTGGCCGGTGAAGGTGCGCTTGTCGTACAGGGACTTGATCTCCAGATCCCGGACGTGCAGTTCGGTGCCGATGCCGATGATGCGGAGCAGGATGTCCGCTTTCTCCTTGTCGGATGCTTCCATGAAGCGGGGCAGGTCAAGGGCCAGCGGCTCGATAAAGGCATTGAGCAGCTGCTGGCCGCTGCGCCGCCCGGTGGGGTCGGTAACGGTCAGGGTGCTGTTTTTGCCCTTGCGCTCCACCACCACGCCATTGGAAAGGGTGACCTTGAGATGGGCGGGAGCCACGGCCCCGTCCCGCTGTGCGGCATTGGGGCGGAAGCGCTCCCCGCCCAGCGCCCAGGCAAGGGCATCCAGCACGCTGGTCTTGCCCTGATTGTTGTTGCCGCCCACGAGGGTGAGCCCGGTGGGGGCGGGGGTGAGCGCAACGGCCTTGATGCGCTTGACGTTTTCGGCCTCAAGGGCCGTGATGGTTACAGACATCTGGATACCTCCCCTTGGATCTGTCCGAGTGTGTGAACAAGCATATTGGTTAGCTGCTCCCGCTGTTCGGGCGGAAGCCTGCGGAGGGACGGAACCACCATTTTGCCGATGTTCTGGAAAGAGCGGTCGGCCAGCAGCACGTTGTCATAGGAGCTATGGGCATCCTGTTCACTGCCGGAAGCGGCCTGTTCCAGCTGTGCCCGCAGGTCGGCGGTCATCTCGGCGGCCATTTCCCTGGCCTGACGATCCACCTCTTCCTTGTCCACCACCGTGGTGATGGGCTGCTTCTTGAGTGCATCATTCTCGGCCTTGAGCTTGTCGCCCCGGAGCTTGGCCGCTTCGGCCATCTGCCGGGAACCCTCCAGCTGCTTCTCTGCCTCCTGCGCCCGGGTTTCGGCCTTGCTCTGCATCTCCCAGGCTTGCTCTTCCCGGGCCTCGGCGGCAGTGGCGCGGTCCTTCAACCGGATGTTCTGCTCGGCCAGACCGTTGATGTCGGCGTAGGCGGCTTCCAGATGGGCATCCTTTTCCCTGACCTGGGCCAGCAGCTCCTGATACTCCTTGTAGGAGGTGATATCCCCGGAGAACACCGCCTGTTTCACCTGTGTTGGGGTGGAGGGCTTGGCAGCGGCATACAACAGCTTCAGGGGCTGAACGTCCAGAATGGACTTACCCTCCAGCTGAATGTTGCCGAACTGTTCGGCAACTCTCACCATGTTTTCACCGGTGTCCCGGCTGATGCCCACAGCGGCGCACCACTTCCCCCAGCTGCCTTTGTAGTGGTTGGCTGTCAGGTCGTGGGCGTGCTTGGCCGCCATGATCCGGGCCATGTTGCCGGTGATAAAGGTCTGGGCATCCTGCAAAAGCAGGGCGTTGGTCTCGTCATCGGCTCCGAAGTCAAAACCGGGGGCCGAAGGCATCGGTGCAGAAGAACCGCCCGCCGATGCGGCAGGGGCCTCCTCCTTCTCCACCGGTTCAATGGGAGCGTTCTTGCAGGGCTTGGCATCCCTGAGGGCGGCAAGCATCCGCTCGGGGAGCTCGTAGTCATCCATCGGGATGAACTCGTCGCTGGTCAGAAACGTTTCCGGGGTCAGATGCTTTTCAGCGGCCTTGGCCTTGTCGAACTTCTGTGCCAGCAGATGGCTTTCCTTCCAGACCCGTGCGGATTCGTCCCAGCGCCAGAAGCGCCCACGGGTATAGGCGTAGTAAACATCGTTGCTGTTCTGGCTGATGATACTCATACTCTCACCTCCGTGCCCTTCAGGCGGTCCAGCATCTCGGTCTGTACATCCTTGTTCATGGGCTGGATGTTGTTGCCCTTCCATCCGTAGCAGAGGATGGGCCCGTAAAGCTGGCGGTCCCGGTACTTCCGGTTGAGCAGACTGGCGGGCTGGATGGGGCCATCGTACCGGCCCACGAACAGCACCGCCGGGGTGCGGGGCATCACGATCATCTCGCAGGGAGTGCCCAGCCGGTTCTCAATGGCCCACAGGCTGTCGGGCAGGGACGCGATCACCGGAGCCTTGCCCGGTTCGGCTAAAATACCTTTCATTTGTAAAATCCTTTCTGATGTGATATCATCAAGGGTGATGGGGCTTGTGAATTCCATCACCCTTTGGGCTCGTCCGTGTTACCAGCACGGGCGGGCTCATTTGCTTTTCATGCGCCCCTCCGGTTCTGCCGGTACTCCGGCTCTTCGGTGCGGGCGTGGGTGCGGTCAACGCGGCCATAGTGGCGGGCGTTCTGTTCACGATCCTGGGCGGCAAAGCCCAGCCGCAGGAACGCTACCGCCGCCAGCACCAGGCACAGGGCCGTGACGAATTGGCTGTCAGAGATGGAGCTGCCCAGCTGGGCACCGCCCTCGATGCCCATGCCGTACAGCAGACTTACAGCACCGCTGGCAGCAGCCAGCCAGTACCAGACGCGGGATTTAATCTTCATTGGGAGATTCCTCCATTCTGTCCATGAGGTCTGCGGCAGTAGTCACTATGCTGAGCAATGCTTCCGGATTTCTTTGATCTATGCAAATCCCGGCAATCAGAGCGGCGCAAAGGGCTTTCTGTTCCATCTCTGTACCGCAGGCATAAATCTTGGGGTTCCCATCCTTCCCCAGCTGGATTTTTAACTGAGCGTTCGGGCTGATATTCATGCTCCTACCTCCTGAAGACAATTGACTGCGGGTCTGCAGTCGTCCAATGCCCATCCGATGACCGGGTGCCATTCGCCATCAGCAAAAATCTGCAGCCCGGTGTGGCTTTCATCCTTGATTTGTCCGCCCAGCTGGTAGCAGCCAGATGCCTGACTACCGTCCCAACGGAACCACTTGTTCCAAAACAGCGGTGCGATGTACGCGCATCCAGTGGGCGCTGCGGCCCGCTCAGATGCGAGGGTATAAGGTTTCATGCGGTCTTTTCCTCCTTTGCGATTGCCGGGAAGAAATACTCCCCGATCTGCTCTTGCGGAATGTGCAGTGCTCTGCAGATGATGACGATCTCGTCACTCCTCCAAGGTTGTGTCCCCTTGAGCCGTGCGGTCATCGTGTTGGAGCTTACCCCAATCAGGGCCGCAAGTGCGCCCTGGTTGAGATCCTGATCTTCTGCCAGACGACTGATTTTGAGATAAGGCTTTTTCACGTTGCTCACCTCCTTGTGGGTGGCTCCCTTCTGCGGTATACTGGGACAGAAGGAAGGTGAAATTATGAAACTGTATCACTTAGATAAAGACGGAACATTAAGTGATGGACAAAAGATTGAATTGCAGTCGTTAGAAAACCTGACTGAGGAAGTCCAAAAATCTTACTTTGCAAGAGAGTTTCAAAACGGAGTTTCAAAGCACGGGCAAAGTTACCTAAGCACTGAACTTAAGCCGAATCCACTGTGGTGGACTCCCGATGGAACGCCATTGATTCCGGCTTGCGAGTTTGAAAATGTGAAAAAACACCCTGATGCCCAAATCATTGAATTGGTTTCGGAATTGGTTCGGAGATGCTATTTTCCGTCGCTGCCTTCTAGGATGACCTCACTTTTTGCTGTAAAAGAAATATCCGATTTAGAAGAATGGCCAGAACTGGGAAGAAAACCGCAAACACAAATTTTTGAAATTGATGCGCCTGATGATACACCAAAATTTGATTCAAGATTACTGTGTGGTGGTCTTTCTCTTTGTTACGCAGGGCCATCTTGGTTCATAGGACTTCATGTATCGGGAATATTTGATGCCGCTTATCGTTATTGGTCTGGTGAGATTAGTGACAATCCTAGATTTGAATACCTCGTCCAGTTACCGATTGGCCCAATTCACAAGCTGAATGGATGATGCGGCATCTCGTCCATAGTCAATGTATGTGTTTTCGGCGTTGACTCTGAGCCGCCCGGAAACGCATAAACCAAGGCCCCGCTACACGCTGCCAGCACCTGAGCCAGATCTGCAGCCGCAGAACTCAGTGCGGCCAGCGTCTCCCCGCGAGCTTCTTCGGACTCCTTGCTCACCAGCTGCAACTGGTGGGTGAGGAGTTCTTTGATTTCCAGCAGTTCGCTGGGCTTTTTGTTGTCGTTCACATCGTTCACCTCCTTTGATGTAACTTCACAGGTTACTCAGTGGCCGAAAAATACAGCCTGCGGATTGTCGATACTTAAAAGCTCTACAATCTTTGAGGCTTCGTCCGTGCCAAAGACACGTTTCTTGAGCTTGCGAGTTAAGGTTTGCTCCGAAATCCCGAGCTCTTGAGCCAATTTTTTCTGGGTGTAACCCGCTCTGACCATGTACGACTTGAGTAAATTGACATTTACCACGTTTTCACCTCCAAACGACCTCGATGTAACTTGTGAGGTTACGAGTATAATAACACCATATCTGTAACCTGTCAAGTTATTTTTGGTAATTCAATTAAAAATATTGTAAACCGTCAGTTTATCTGCTATACTATAGATATTAAAGGAGGTGCTCATGGTGACTGTAGGTGATCGCATTCGACAAGTGCGTCAGGAGCAAGACGTAACCCAGCAGGAGCTTGCTGACTACATTGGCGTATCAAAGCAAGCTGTATATAAGTATGAGAATAACATTGTAACAAACATACCGACAGATAAAGTAGATGCCATTGCAAAACGGCTGAGAGTGTCTCCCGCCTATCTGATGGGCTGGGAAGAGCAGCCCGCCCCGGCTGCATCCAGAGAACCTACCGTTCCACCGGGCTTTGAGCCGATGCCAGCCATGGATGTGGTGCCGCTGGTGGGGCGGATCGCCTGCGGTACGCCCATCACGGCAGAAGAGAACATCGATCAAATGGTGTGCGTGCCTTCCCGCTGGCACTCCACCTTTACACTGACCTGCAAGGGTGACAGCATGGAACCCCGCATCCACGATGGCGATCTGGTGGCGATTCGCAGCCAGCCAGAGGTGGAAAACGGCGAGATCGCTGCTGTGCGGATCGGGGAAGAGGCCACCCTGAAGCATGTCTATCTGCACGAGAACTTCATTGAACTGCGGCCGGAGAATCCGGCTTTCAACAGCATCATCCTCAGCCGGGAGGATATGAACACCGTTGTCATTGAAGGCAAGGCCGTGGGGCTCTGCCGGGATATCTGAAGTGGGAGGTATTGCATGGGCGTTTTTGGTTGGCTAAAAAAGGCTACAAAGGTAGTCGGAAAGATGGCAATGGATGCGGCGGAAGAGCCACAGGTTCAGGAAGATAAGACTTCTGTTAGGCGTGGCCAAGTTGCTAATCCAACACACGACCCCTACCTCGAAAAATGGAATAATCGGGCTGCTCCTCAAATTATTAATCTCGAAATGCCGGAGCTGACATTCGAAACACGCTATGATTTTTCAAAAGTTCGCGCCTATGACTTCGGAATGGAAAATAATCCGATTGTAATTTTTATTGATGGAGAAAACCAGCTGGTAGCCAAGGAAGATATTCTATGCATGAATCGCTTTTTGAGCGAAGGACATCTTAATGATTCGGAAATTCCTGTGTTTTCCATCTGTGAAAAAGAAATCAGATTTGTACCATCTGATTTGCAAGGCGCTGATGATTACACCAGATTAGCTATCATGCCATTAACACCGACAGGGAAACGGCCCAAGTACCCTTTAATGATGGCGTTTTGCCTGCTTTCGCAGGATGAGCAATGGAAAATTTCGCAGGCCAAAGGAAAAGAAGTATTTGGACGCATTTATTATTTACCGGACGGAAATATCGGGAAAGCGGAAATCATTTGCTGGATTCATAATGGAACGAAATCTTCTTATTTTGTATTTCAAATTCGCAGAGGCAATGACGGTTTGTTTTTATCAAAGGTTGTAAAGCATCTAAACTGCTTTCAAGAAAACAAATAAACAGGAGGAATGAACTATGGGCTTCATGGACACATTGCAGAAGGAATCTACTTATTCCACCGCATCGGGCAATTCGTATCAGTATGTGGTATTGCAGGTCACGTTAAAAGAAAAATTTATCGGTACTGGCTCTGGAAATCTGACGGAGCTGGAGAATGTCATTAACCAGCAGGCCGCCAAAGGCTATCGGCTCCATACGATCACTACCGCAAACGGCGGCAGCAAGGGCCTGATGGGCGGCGACCGGATTCAGGCCACCATGGTCTTTGAAAAGGTAGTATAAAACAAAAAAACTCCCCGGTGCTGGAACACCGAGGGAGTTAAGATAAGCGGCTCGCTCCAAAGGAGGTCATCGCACACTCAAGCAATGCGATTATACCTCTTTTGGGCGGGCTTGTCAAAGTGTACCCCAAAGGAGGTTATTTTTATGGGAATGCGAACCAATACTGCCCAATGGTTGCCTAACCAAAATCGGTGGCAAATCAAAGTACAGAAGAATGGTGTGCGCCGGACTTTTACCAGTGCAAAGCCGGGCCGCACCGGCCAGCGGGAAGCAAATGCAAAAGCGGATGCCTGGCTGGATGAGGGCATTTGCAGCACCACTAAGCGCTGTTCGGAGGTCTGGAACGAGTATCTGATCTCGGTGCGGGCCACCGCCGGCACAAGCTATGCCCAGCAGGTAGAGAAGTTTGGGCAGAACTACATCCTGCCAGTGGTGGGCGACCGCCGGATCGGTGACCTGAATACGGGAATGCTGCAGGATGTGCTGAATCGGGCATACAAGGAAGGCAGCATGAACCCGCAGGCCACCCGAAAGAGCAGGGGAAACCTCTCGAAGAAAACATTGCAGGGAATCCGGGCGGTTGAGGTTAGCTTTGTGAAATGGGCCCGGCAGCATAAATACACCGCCCTGCGGCCAGAGGACGAGGGGCTCACGGTACCTAGGGGAGCACGTCCAAAGGGCAGAAAGATCCTTCAGCCGGACGCATTGCGGGTCCTGCTTTCCACGGATACACGCGTCGTCCGTGGCAAAGTTGAACAGGATGCCAATATCCATGCATACCGCTTTTCGGTCCTGACTGGCCTGCGCCCTGGCGAACTGCTGGGCCTGCGTGTGGGCGACGTGGAGGGCAACCGGCTGCATCTTGCACGGGCCATCAATACCTTTGATGAGGAAACGCACGGCAAGAACGAAAATGCGATCCGCACGGTAGTCCTGCACCCGCTGGCGGCTGCGGAACTCCACGCTCAGCTGCAGCAGCGGGCTTTTGAGGAGGAGCGGCCTCTTCGGGGCGATGATCCAATTTTCCTGTTGGAGAATGAACACAGTCTCTACAACTACTGGCAGTCCTACCAGCGCAGTAACGGCATTGATCCGCCGGTCAGCCTGTACGAGCTGCGGCACACCTTTGTGAGCATCATCGAGGATGCTGTGTCCCCGGCAGAGCTGCGCCGCATGGTGGGGCACAGCAAAAGTATGGATACATACGGCTGGTACAGTCATGCCGTTGACGGCAGGGCCGACACGGCAGCGATGGCCGTTTCAGATGCTCTGGCAGAGTATTCTCCCCGTGCGAAATAACCCACTTTGTAACCCGTTTTTGTTCCTAAATGGTAGTGATGGCCGATAATTGATTTTCGGTGACATTCAAAAAATGCGCATGAATCCATCACAATTTCAAAGCGCATCCAGTGAATTGTGATAGTTGAGCTTGTTCGAATCCACCCGCGCCCACCAAACAAGAAAAATCCGAACCTGTTTCCGATTGGAGAAGGGTTCGGATTTTTCGTTTTCTTCGGGTACAACAACGAAGGTTCCTGTGGACGGCGCAAAACTCCGATGCCTTGTCATAGACCGTAAGCCAATAACAAGATTTGGAGGGTATGATTATGAAGTACGATGAAAGAGCCTGCAAATTCAACATGGACACCGGGTGCGTGGAACTTCTGCTCCGGGACGGGAGAAAAATTTTCATTGGCTGCACCGGGGTCGAGGATACACTGGACGTGACCATGGCGCAGAGGTCGGAGTTGGATTACCTCATCTATAATGACCCGCTGGGATATGCGGATTTGATTTTGAATGGTGACCCGGAGGAATATTTGAAAAATGCAGCCGGGAGCCATGGGCTAGAAGATTAAGGACAAAAAAATAAAAGGTGTGCCCAGCTGGACACACCTCGGCGAGATACATCTATGTAAGGCAGGGCGTTCCCTCTTTACCGGGAGCGTCCTGCTGTTTTTATGCGGCAACAGGCAAGACCTATCGAATCACCGCTGCACCAACTCCTTCCTACACGAACGTCCAAGAAAGCGATGTGAGTTTGATTTTTTCAGAAAGCTGTTTTATAATAAAAACAAGATAAAGAGTCACACAGAGGGATTAAATGAATATTTTAATTGTAGGCAACGGATTTGATTTAGCACATGGATTGCCAACAAGATACTCCGATTACGTTCATCAGATTTCTGAAGAACTCGATTTCAAGCAGTATCTTGGAGAACGATATGAGATAGATGAGGAGTCGTATCAACTTTTCATCAGAGTGAAAAAGTCCACCTTATTCAGGTATATTGAGCATCGCTGCGAAGATGGTTGGGTGGATTTTGAAAACGAACTAAGGCTGATTGTTGATGACACAAGTGATTTCGAGAAACATCTTAGCCGACAGTCTAAAAAAGCCGATGATGGCTTATACAACGAACTTCTTTTTTGGGATAGCCGTGTTGTGAAAGCGAAAAGTTCTTTTTTACAGATGACGCTTGATTCCAATGGAAAGGGTCCTTGGGCTGGAAATGAATTTAACCACGTAGAAGACACAATCATCCAACAAATTTTCGATTTTATCAGCTTGTTCAAAAAATACATAGTGTGGGTGAACACTGTTGAGCTTCCTAAAAAGTCGCCAATATCTTTGATAGATGAAATCAAAATTGATCACTTCTTATCGTTCAACTATACCCCGACTTTTTTGAAATTGTACAGTTCTGCATCTGCCCTTTCTCAAAAAAACATTTGCTATGTTCATGGTAGGCTAGACGAAGATTCAAATGCCCCCATCGTCATGGGGGTTGGAAGTGATTTTTACAATGCAGATTTGAATGAGTATTTTTTGAAAACATTCAAATTTTATCAGCGTTATAAGTATTGTACTGATTTGAACTTTTTGAATTGGTTCAAAGAAATTCGAGTTGAGTACAGTTGGGCTCCTTCAAGCCAGGCTGATGAGGAATTCAACGTATATATTTATGGGCATTCGTTAGATCCAACGGATAAAGACATTTTGCTGCCATTTTTTGAAACTGAAAATGCCAACATAGTGGTTTACTATTTTGACGAAAATAGCCGCTTTTCTTTGGAGAAAAACCTTTTAAAAATTTTAGGACAGGATACATTTTGTAAATATTTGATAGCACAAAATCCCAAAATTCGTTTTGAGAAGATGTAATATTATGTAATGCAGGGCGGTCCCTTTACTGGGAGCGTCCTGCTGTTTTTATGCGGCAACAGGCAAGGCTTGTAGAGCTTCCTGCTCTTTCAGCCACTCCTCATATTCACGCTGGCCTTCCTCGCTGTTGAAAAACTCAACCATAGAGGGATAAAAGCAGCGTGCAAGGATTTTGATGGCTTCATCCGGGTAGCCGGATTTGTTCAACTTCTTCTTTTTGTTCAAATGGTATCCTCCGAAAATCAAAGTTCCATATCCTGCCCACGCTTGCGGTTTCGCTGCGGCACATTCATGGTGCGCTCCTGCTTGGGGGCAAGAATCTTTTCCAGAAAGCCACGCACCAGTTCGGGCGCACGGTGGAGAGCATCCAGATAGGGTTTCACGTCGTACCACAGGTCGTGGTACTTGTTGCTCCAACGAACGGCCTCTTTCTTGGCGGTGGAAAGTTCTTCTTTCAGGCGGCGGTTCTCCACGTCCATCATATAGCCGTGGTCGGCCTGTTTTTTCAGTTTGGAGAATTCTTCTTCGGTCAGCGAGTAGTTGCCGAGGAAGGTGCGCTTGCCGATATAATCCAGATCACGCGCATGAATGAGGGCTTCTTTCGTGAGCGTGGTCGTTTTCTGAATGGAGGCAAGTTCTTTCTCCTTTTGGGAGAGGGTCTGACTGGTTTTAGCAAGCGATTGTGCCTGCTGGTCGGCTTGGGCGGTCAGGCTGTCCAGCCGCTCCTGCTCCCGCTGGACTTTGAATTGGGTGACGGTCAGGTGTTCTTCAGTGCTGCCACGCTCACCGCGCTCCATATCCGTGTACCCGGCATTGCGCATATAGTTGAAGAAATCGTCTTGCAGGACACTGTACGACTTCTTCAGGACTGGCTTGCCGCTCTTTTGCAGGACAGGCTTTCCGGCATCGTCCAGCAGGGGCTTGGAAGCCCACTTCTTGCTTCGGCTGACCTGCATGACGGTCTCCTTGACGGTGCCGACCAGTGCCTTGTCCTTGCAGCGTTTCGACCACAGGATCTGCTTTTCCACCACAGGCACATAGACCACATGAAGATGGTAGTGGTAGACCTCCCGGCCTAATGCTTCGGTCATGGCGCGGTTGATTTCATCGGCGTGCATGACAGCCGAGAGGATATACTGCTCACCGCCCACGATTTGAACGGCAGCTTGGTAGGCATCCTCATAGAACTGCTTGGCGAACTCGTAGCCGCCGTGGTTGTCAAAGTAGGCCGAGTTGACATCAAAGACAAGCTCGCAGTAATGGGTGGCATCCGGCTTCAAGCCGCGCGTTGAAATCGTGCCAGCGGTTTCCAGTTGGGCGAATAGGTCGGTGTAGCTGGCGGTTGGCTTTTTGAAGTGGATGTTCCATGCAGTGCGCTGGGGGATGATGTCGGGGTTCCGGTAGCTGTCCTTTTCGCGCTCATTGTGCTGCTGGGTGTTGCCAACGGCCTTGTCCGAAACGGCGAGATTTCGGACACTGGTGCGGTCAATACCATCGTTTCTTGCCAAAGGGCATCCCTCCTTTCGGGGTTCAGAGGAAGGTGACGGGGACGGAGATGCACTTCCCCGGAAGTGTAATAACCCACTATGACACTTTCATCCCTATGGGCTGCAAAGTGTAGTGGGCTCTTCGAGGACTCTCCGAGGGGGAACGTCTCCTGCGGGAGAGCTACGATCAAGTTCGCACAATGCGAACTTGATCGCTCCGTACGCATCTGAAAAAATTGCGTACGGACTTCAAATAACCTGTACGGTTCGTACGACGTACGGAAATTTGAAATATAAACGACAATTCGTTTTAATTTTCTTCAATTCGCCGTACAGATGCGTACAAGTACAGACCGTACAGGTTGTACGAACTTCTTCCGTGAAAAAATGCACTTTTTACGGGCAGGGGTGGACAAGCGGCTCGATGCCTACAAAACCCCGCACCCTGCGGCCACCGGGCAGGTAGATGTTATGTACTGCAACAGAGACCCCAAAGTGGGAACTCTGGTGTTTTTTGCTTCCTGCCTGAATATACGGAAAATTTTGCAGAAAGGGCGAAAAAGCGGCAGAACTGCAACGGAAAAAGAAAAAAGCCCTTACTGGTTGCAGAGTTGCAACAGCAAGGGCGGAGAGAAAACCGTATATTGAACAAAACGGCAGAGCGTATTATAATGAGGAAAAAGCTCAAAAAGGAGGTCCGACTTCATGGCACAGGAATATCTGCCTGCACCATCCAACGTCCGTCTTGCGGACTTGATGAAAGAGCACAACATCAACCAACCAGAGCTTGCCAAGGAGATCGGCTGCTCCAAGAGCACCATCAGCCGTTTTATTAGTGGTGCGAAAGGAACCTGACCCATGAGCAGGTGCTAAAGATTACAAGGCTGTTCAAAGTGTCCACGGATTTCCTGCTGTGAGAAACCAACATCCCTGACCGCAAGAACTACGACTACGACATTGCCGAACTGGGCTTGTCCGTTGAAGCCGCAAGGAACCTCTACACAGGGCGTGTCAATACAGAGGTGGTCAACCTGCTGTTGGAAAACGCTCGCTTCGCAGAGCTTACTTACCGCATATCGCAGTATTTTGATGATACCTTTGCTTCCGGCATCGCAGCACAGAACGCCATGCTCACGACATTGAGCACCCTGCTGCGTACAAGGGTCAAGACCCCGGAAGCAGCCAAAGCCGCAAAGGACATCAGCCTTCGGAGAAAGCCAGTATACCAAGGTGACCTTGATGACATTGAGATGTACTTCATGGCAACGGTCAAGGAAATCAAAAAGGGTATCGGGAGCCATTACGCCGAACAGGAAGCCATGAGCAAGAAAGTGGCAGAGAAAATGTTCGCCGAATTGACCAAAGGGCAGGATGTGCAGCACCCAACGATTACGGCAGAGCAGTTGACAGATGCAATGTTGGACAGCGTTTCGGGTATGGAAGGAGCCACGCC